GCATAATACTCACCCCCGTGATTAGTTTCCCAACGACCTTTTGCCTTGGAGTCCTCACGAAGTTTAACATCACCAAATATTTGTTTATATTCAGGGGAATCAATAATATTACGAGCCTTAGAACCGAACCTTACTGCAAGTTCTGAGTTGTGTGAAACTTGCATAATTTTCATTTTTGGGAACTTCCCTATCATCCAAGCAGGAAAGTAAACAGATGCAAATTCTGATTTAGTATGTCTAGGAGGCATGTTTATAATGAGCCTCCCTTTTTTGTCTTTAGCAATATTAGTAAATTCGCTGGCTATAATTTGATGATGGCCCCACTTACCTCTATCTTTTTCTTTACGACATATAAAATCTGGCCAAACTTCTTGAACAAAATATAAAAAGTGATCTTGGCAAAGCTTAATATGCTGTATCCACAGCTTTTCTACTTTGAGCCTCAGTTTTTCTGTAGGCAATAGTGTCGCAGTCATAAAGAGATTATATACTATTCGAAAGTTTTTACCACTATATACTTTTATGTAACTTGACTAAACCCCGCCCTGTGAACTTAAATCGTGAAATACTAGCGTGATTTGAAAGTAGGCAACGAGATTGAAAAACCAAATGAAAATTGAGCCTTGAAAATTAGACTAAAAAACGACATTATCATTCATAGTATAATGCTCTGACGAGAAAATCGATAAAAAAATTATGGATTAGTTTAAATTTTATTAGATTTTTTAAGGTTATCAACTGCAAGTAATATTTGCAAATTTGAATAATGAAAACATTCTTTTTGTTGTCTATCACAATTCATATCATAACTACTAATAGGTTTAATATGGTCAATATGAGTGTCACACTCATTAATATTAAGGTTAGGATAATTAATATTAAATGTATGTTGTAAGTATTTATGAACAAACTCTTTATTTGCTCCTAATAATTCAATGGTACTATGTGATTTGTTAGTACCATTTATTACTTTTCTTATTCTCTCTCTTATTTGTTTAATTGTTCTAGCAACCTCATTGTTATTGAGATATTTATTTACTCTCTTATTTATTTTATCTCTATTATTTTTGTTCCAGTTTTTTTTATACTCTTTAATCTTTTCTTTGTTCTTTATTCTATAAGTAATTCTATACTCTTTAATCTTTTCTTTGTTCTTTATTCTATATTCTTTTTGTTTTTTTCTTTTTTCAAGAATATCAACAGTTGTAAGTTTATTTCTGTTAAGAGAGTACCATTTTCTTTGGTACTCTCTCTGTTTTGTCTTGTCTTGATAAGGCATTATCTACCTAATATTTGTATTCTTACTGCATTCAAATCTTCTTGAATTTCATTCATTAAATCTTGCGATTGTTCATTTTGATATTTTGAACAATGTTCAACGATTCTATCTTCAAGAATTTTAGCGATTAACATATTATTTAATCGATGAGTTGTTTCAGTAGAATTTACATTATTATTATTGTTGTTGATTGTTGGTGAGGTATCCGCCTCAACGGATACTTCATTGTTTGTATAACTTGCGATTAAATCTCTAACACTAGTCATTATTAACCTCAATTGCAATTTCTTTTCTAGGACTATTAAGTTTATAAAATTTACTGTTTGCTTTGTCATCAGTATCTAGAACAGTAAATTCTTTTTTAACTTCTACCATATCCAAAGAATAATATTTAGATACTTTACATACTACAATATATCTACCAATTTCTTTGGTATAAAGTTTTTTAGGTTTGTTTTCATCATAACCTAAAGCTTTTAATATTTGCTCGTTGTATGTTTTCTTAATATCATTTAATGTTTTTATTTCATCAATGACAGCATTATAGTTTTTAAGAATTTTACTTATTGTAATTTTCTTATTTTTTAGTTGTGTAATTTTTGACATATATATGTACTTCTTTTTTTAAGATTTATATTTAGTCATTTTTACTATTACAGTATTTCATACTTTAAGGAAAAATAAAAGAAAAAAACGCATTTAATGTTATTTTTTTTTATTAAAAATTGTCTATTTTTTTTAGCTTTTTTTATTTACTTGGTAAAAATTCATGGTAGCCGTGCCGTGATTTACCTGGACTTTAACTGGACTGGCGACATTGTTAACTGAAACGGGAACGGGAAAGAAACGGGAATAAAACGGGAACGGGGAAAAAACGAGCCATTTTAAGCGTCATACACGCAAATGTGTGGTCGTGATGGTAGTAAACTACCTTGACTTTCCACAGTTTTGGAAGGTTTTTGGGAAACGAACTCTTCCGAGCGCGCCACGCGCAGCTCCAATGAATGAATAAAAAAAACCCGTTTCCCGTATTGAAGCGGGAAACGGGAACGGGGAAGGAACTATTAAATTCTTTTAATAACTTGATAATTATGAATACTTAAATACTCGATCATATCTTTGACTGCTTGTAATCTATCTGTTCTTGGTGGAATACCTGTCCCGTTTAAATCTACATCTAAAGAAATTTTAATATCTTTACCTAATTTCTTTAGTTTAGTCATTTCATTTTGGTTTAATGTATTAGTCATAATCTAGCCCCATATCTTGTGCAATATAATCCGTTTGCAAATGTTCGGAAATCTCGTGCCAATTTACATCAAGAAGAAAGGTAAGAGCATATGCCTCAACAAAAGTGCCCTCTTTATAATTAAGCTCGCTAGCAATTATTTCTTCGCAATATTCTTTGAGATGGTTCGGCTCAAACATTGGAGCTAAATGCTCCAATGTTTCGTAGTTGTCTATCAACTCAAGTTTAATGCGCCAAGTGGCATAATTTGTCCACCCATTATAAGTGTTGTCTTTTTCTTTGGCTAACATACTCTAAACCCTCCACACTCTTTCAAGAATACAACAAAATCTTTCACATTTTGTTTGCAAAAAGGATAACTCTCTGCCCTATCCTTTTTTTTACATATCTCATCATAATGTTTATTATATGGAAAAGGATAATCCACCGGAGCAAGATTTTCTGTTGGTCTTAACTCCTCAACATTTGCTTTAAGTTTGTCCAACTCCTTTTGGACTTCTTTGTTGTTCTTCTCTGCCTCTTTTTGCATTTGGTTGTGCTCTTCTTCAATGGAATCAATTTTCCCATTAGAACAAAGCTTTTCCAAAGTTCTCGCAATTTTTAGAGCAGTTTCTTTTCCATAAGTGAAACCATCATTATAATGAAGTGCTCTTTCTTGGTCTTCTGTTAAAAATTTACATTCAGATGAAACAAGATATGCAAGTGGTCGCCACCACCACACATTATTACGAAAATAAACACCTTTATTTTCTTTTTCAAATTTGTCGGTAGCTTTGCAAAAAGCATCTTTTTCTTTATCGGTTGCCGTTTCCCAATCAATCTTCTTTGGTTCTTGGCTTTTTAGTTTTGGCTCAATGCCATAAATATCAAATCCCATTTTTAACTCCTTTGTTAAGGTTGACATTTTTACACCCTTATATTATATAAATTTTTTTACCCAAAACAAACCCTTTTTTTATTTTTTTTAAAAAACGACCGATTTTAAGAGCCATAGAACAAAACTTTTTACCTTACTTATATAATAACACTTGGAAAAATTGTTCGAGAACTTCTTTTTTCACGAAAAAAAACCCGGTGCGCGCCGTGCAGCTTCTAACTACTAAATCTAAAAAAAAAACAAAACAAAAACGGGAACGGGAACGGGAGGCGGACCTAAATTAAAACAGGGAGATGACCCAGCACGCAAAGATCACCGCTGAAAGTTGGAATAAGCGTGGAAAAAGCAGGGATATAATAAGTATAATTGAAATAAAATACACCATCCTGCGTTTATACCTGGATCAATCAGGGCTGTCAACCTGTTTTTAATCAGGGGACCAAAACCCCCGTGTTTCCTGGACTTCGGTTCAAAGTTTGGGAGATACACAGGTAATGGAACTCGCTGCAGCGCGCGCTGGGTAAACCTCAGGATTAGAAAAAGCCCAGAAAACTGGGCTTTTGAACGGGAAATGACTTGACTTACCCGGCGTCGCGCGCCTGGCCGGGCAGCATAGGACTAAAAAACCCCAGAAAACTGCACCTTTCAAGCGGGAAA